TGTGTAATAATAAAGTTATTATTACTTATTAACGTGTTGGCTGTCCTATCGGCATGACGGGGAGAAGGAGACTTTTATGTTTAAAATTGACAATGGAGCTGCTAAGAAATTTGCTATTGTTTATGGTGTATGTTGGGTTATCTCAGCAGTCACATGTGCTATACTCTATTTTAAGTGGTTCTCTGAAGCCAGAGCATTGCAGAAAAGGGCAAATGCTGTTATTGAAAGAGATATATTCAAAGAATGCTTTGATAATCTCCAGTCAGTAGGTAGTAAAATGTCTAAGTATATGCCGTCGGGTAGCGAATGGGATGATCTACCTGATGTAAACGATGAAGAGTCGTTTACAAAATGGGCTGAAAACATACCAGACGAGGAGCCATCTGCTCAAGAGCGTATGCTCAAAGCATACCATGATGAGCAAAATCGTGAATACGATGAGGGTGATGATGAGTTATATTAAACTCATTATTATCTAACAGTAGAAAAGAAGATGTGATGAAATATTCACATCTTTTTTTTATTTTTTTAATTTATTATTCTGAAATTGCAATGGGAAAATAATCATATATTATTTTCATGTAACTAATAATCAAATTGTAATAGTAAAGGAGATTAAAAATGAAGAGGTTTGATTTGGAAAAGGTAACTAATGTGGCAAAGTTTGCATACTACACAACTATGGTTGTGTCGTCTATAGTAGGAATAGGTGTCTGGTTATGGTGGTGGAAAGACTGTAAGAAATCAATAAAGGAAGTACTTGAAAGAGTTCCTGAGGATGACTTTGAAGATGGTGAGTTTATAGTTAATCCGAACTTGAATCGTGGTGAGTGGGATGATTCACCATATGTTAGTTATGAAGATGCTCTCATAGAGTGGGTCGATAGACTTGAAAATGAATCTGATGAGATACCAGTAGATAATATCATCAAGGACTTCGAAAAGAAGCTTAGTGAAGAAATTGATAATCTTTCTGAAGATGATGAAGCTGCGTTAGACCAGGGTATTATTCGCAGTAAGAAATGGGACGAGAAGAAGAAAACTTCTAAAGGTATCACTCCATTCGACGAGTAATATTTTCTATGTTCCATAACGAGAGATAGGTTTAATACCTATCTCTTATTTTTTAAATAAGTAAGTGAGGTAAGAAAATGAAGATTGAAGTAAGAAAAATTGATTTAGATACACTACATAGTGCAATCTATAAAGGTACTTTCGATAGTGCTGATGACCGTGTATATATGGATTTAAATAAGGTGTTGGTTCTCCTTAATAAGTTCAATAATGATAATTCATATGATGATATAAATAGTTTGTTGGATTCTCTTATTGAGAATTGTAGTCTTATGCTTAAGTGGAAATTCGAGAAACTTAGTACACCAGAATGTGAATCGATAAAGAGTATTATTGAAAGTATATTTAAGATATTCATACCAGCTACGGAATATGATATTCTTACAAGTAAAAGAACTGTGAATGAGTTAATGTTATTAGGTAGAATATTCAACATATCAGCTTGTCCTGTAACCAATAAACAAACTGATTTAACCACTCTCATTGAAAGAATTTTACTATTAATAAATTATTTCAGAATGAGAAAAGTTGAATTGTATAGAGCAAATCAACATGGGGAGAAGAAATAATGGGAATTCAGAGAAGTCTTAGTAGATTAGAAAATATGTATGATTACTTGCTATCATGCAGCGAAGACGAACGGGGAATTATCAAAGAAATTATAGATGATTTATATAGATATGCATCATTATTAGATTCATCTGACAAAGATGTATCATGTGTATTACGTAACAAAATAGATATCATATTATCATGGGATTTCAAATCATTACGTCCAGTTAGTAGACAGGCATTATCAAAGATAATGCATAATATATACTGTATGCTTACAGGTCATAGTGATAGTGAAGCATACAGCATTGCTAGATTTATTGAATGGGCTGATACTACTAATAAGAAATTATATGATGATGCCGTATCAAGAGCACCAGAAGAATTTATACCAACTATCAATCATATGCTATTGATAAGGTCATTATTCGATTCATATGTATCGGGTGCTGATTCTGTAGAATGTAGATATGTGTTTAAAGAAGAACTAGAAAATGAGGTAAATGAAGTAGTTATTGAAGAGAAAGGAAATGAGAAAACTATGGAAACAAAGAAAGTTATGTTAATTGAGGTATCCTCAGAAGAGTTTAACAATGCAAGGAATATGATTAGTGAAACAATATTTGATGAATGTGATATTCGTATATATCAGGATTTATCATCTATTGCTTTCCACTTAAATAGATTTATTCCTAATAATGATATGAGTGAGTTAGATAAAGCTATTAATGCTATATCTGCTACATTCATGTGGTCATTCAGTGATTTGCATAAGCAGTATAAGAATGGTAGAGAAGGCTTAAAGAAAATACTTGGTGCTTTCTGTAGCCAGATTACTATAAATATACTAACATCAGCAGGGCTTGGTGATGAGAATGAAACAGAGTTCTACAATTGCGTTAGTAGAAATAAAGCTCAAAATATAACTGATGATGATATCACTGAGTATTCAAAGTTCTTAAAGATGGTGGTTGCATCATTACAGTATTTCAAACAGTTGAAAGCATCTTGTATGTCTGGAGAGGCTAGGGTGATTTATGTTTAAAGTACTTGGTAAAGATGCATTTGATAAATTAAGAGTAAAAATAAACAGTATTACCGAATTATCCTGTTTTAAAGAAGACGAGTTTACAATCCATATGGAATTAGAAAATGCCTATATTAAGCTTATAGAATTTGGTATGAGACCAGATAATTTATATGATGTATATGACTCATTTGATAATATGGATATCTGGGATATTGACGATATGGATGAAGTTGGATTAAAGTTAATAATCGATATATTTGATACAATGGGTGAAATGATTATAGGTGATTTATGGAATGATGATAAATTATTCGATTCATCAAATATGGATTTCCTCATATCATATCTATATTACGAAGATGAAGATTATGTAAATGAACGGAAAATGATAGTGAATAGTTTATTTAAAATCATCATCTTCTTGAAAAGCATTATAATAAACGAAAAGATTAATGCAATTAGAAATGGTGGTGAAGATAATGTATCTGAGAACTAAGGTGAAAATTGATAAACTAGATGGTGATACTCATGTTATGATTAGTGATTTATATGAAGCGTTGTCTCTATATGAATTGAATAAATCAAATCTAGATGATGTTATCGTAAAACTCTGGGAAGTCTTTTATGAATCTGGTAGTGGTAGGTTTGATGAATATAAAGTCAATATAACAGTAATCTTTATAGAAATCCTCAAATTCTTTACAAAGAAGAAAAAAGGGTTATTTGATAAATATTTATTATACGAGGACCATGACAAAGAGATGATTGAAGGCTACATGTGTGAGATGCATTTACTAAAATATGTAGAATGTGATGATTTAGAGATGTTGTTAGCAATCTATCGAGTATATCGTTATTTCAGAAGTAAGAGATGTATCTAAGAAATAATTTGGATGGGGTTATTATAACCCCATTCATTTTTTTGCAAACTACATCTACTTAAGTTATTAATGATAGAAAGAGGATTTGTAACATGGTTAGTGAAATAAAAGAAGCCGTTGACGGCTTGGTATGTACTGATTTAAAAGTAGTAATGTATGGTTTAGTTGATTCATTTGAAAAGCGTAGATGGGCTAATATGAAGAAGTACGCTAATAAATGTATTAATAGAGAAGTATGGGGTGTTATCAAATCAATCGAATTAGAAAGAGTAGATAATATCTTAAATATGATTTTTAAGAAAATCAATAAAGATGTCATGGCAAATGTAGAAAAACTTTGTGAAACTAATCCAGAGTTAAGTAGCACTCATTTAGAAGGGTTACTAGCTAAGATAGATAGTTTAGAAATTATGTTTAATGAAGCAACACAAGGATCGTTATTTCGTAAGAATGCTAATAGATTAAATATGTTATATGTATTTGCACATACAGCATATGAGAATAAGTATCTGAAAAGGAGTAATGAGATTCATATATAAATAGAAAGGAAGGTTTTATGTCAAACATAATTGGAACAGTGTATAAGAATGATTCAAAAACTGAATATACTACTAACACTTATTTGCATTTCAATGGTGCAGTATTATTAATATATCATTGGGGTGGTGAAACCACTGACGGGTATATGGATGAATGGTCAATATCACACACTCTATTGTCTGGTGAGCATGACTTAGCTATTAAATGGTATATTTATAAAAATGGGCATGTTGATGTGGCTAATTGTAAATATCCAAAGGGGTTCGATATTCAAGCTCTTAAAGAAATTATAAAGGAAGAAATTAATACTGTAATACCTACCAATATGGGTATTCATAGTTTAAATTAAGAAATATGGGATAGATAATGATTATCTATCCCATATATTTTTTTTATCCGTAAAGTGATGATATCTGATAATATACTATTTCTGTGTCAATAATAAAAAATACTTTCATAAAAGGAGAAATAAAAATGAAAAGAAGAATATTGGTTAAGGTAGCAAAGCTGTTTTTAGATGGCAAGAGAGAATTCCCTACAAGATATGAGGAGTGTATAACTCATACAGATGGTCGCCCTGGGGTTGACCAGTGGTGGGCTATCATGCCATGTAAACTTGAGCGAGAGGTGCGTCGACAAGCGTACCTCAGAGGCTGGAGTGGTTGTCACTGGGACAATCCTCTCATCGTGAGATACGATGAGTCCAGGCTCAACGAGTGGGAAGAAATAAATCCTGGAAGATGAACTTATCATCTTCCAGGACAGCTTCGGCTGTTTATTTTTTTATTTATGCACCATATACTCTATATATGATATTCAAGTCTTTATTAAGATTTAAGTACTCTGGGTTGATACACAACTTAGAGAATAATCTTACATCTCTATAGTCACCATAATCAGCTGGATTAGTTCCCTTAACATACTGACCTGTAAACAAAGCCAATGTATTAATTCTTGTTCTGTCTTCCTGCTCTATATTGATAAACCATTCTTTTACATCTTTCTTATTTATCTTTAAGAAGAACTCTGTAAAGGTTTCTACAGTATTCAATCCTGCTGTATTACTCCATACACTATCTGTAGGTACTAATACTTCATTCTCCTCATCTATTATATCTTCTCCAGTTTTCCATATATGCTTAATAACTGGATCATTCTCAAATCTCTTTAAGTAATAACCAGTTACTCCATCTGGATTTGTTTTTTTACCAAAGTACTGTAATCTCTCTTGAGAGTTTAATACAGCTTGAGTAAATCTGAATGGTAACATCGTTCCTGTTACAGTTAATCCATCTGCATTAACTTTACTTAACTTAATACCATTCTCTCTATAGTCTGGTTTATAGATACTGATATCATTCTCTGCTGTTCCAGTAATACCAATACCAAATAACTGTACATAATGCCCATGTCTATAAAGTGGTGATTTTGTACCACCAGGAACATCATAAGTTTCTGATGGATTACCTGAGTTAATTATTCCAATATTGTCTGTACTATAAACAGTAGGAACTTCTATCTGACTATCTTTTACTCCAAACATCTGTTCCATTACATAGGAAACTCCACCGATTGGAACAATATTTTTTGTTCTAAATATCTCTTCATCAAGAGTAGACTTACCATTCGGGTTATTATGAATTTCTCCATAACCACCAATTACTTCAGTGGTAGCCCATATACCATTATTATTTATCTTATCATTGAATTTAACACAATCATTAAGTTTCATTGTCTTAGCCATTTGAAAGATTTTCTCCTATCTATTTTATTCATACCACATTCTAACTACCTTATCAGATAATTGTAATGGGTTTTTATCTTTTACTTTTAAAGTACTATTAGTTCTAGCTATATCATATAAACTAACATTACTATCTATTTCTATATCTTTTCCTCTTAAATCAAACTTCTCTTTTAACCTAATTGAATTAAGGTCTCTATGAGTTAATCTGATTAATACTTCAGATATAAATTTATCTTTAAACTTCAATACATTATCATTCTTATTTTCACTTGCTAAAAATCTAACTACCATTAGATTAACAACATCATCAAATGATGTATGAAGTTTTTCTGGTACTTGAATTAATTTCTTCATATAATGTATTTCATCAAAATACTTCATAGCATTTTCTGGTTTAGTATCCGCTATAATTAAAGTATCCATATTGATTACATCTACAGTATATGATTTAAAGAATCTTACTAATTTAAGTAATAATTCTGATAAAGGGTTCTCATCATCATTCATTAAGAATAAATATTGAATATCCTTTAATATAGTTTGTAATCTTCCTATGATATGATTTACATAGAAATATATTTTCTCTTTAGAATCAGCTTCACCATAATCTAAAGCAACATCTTTAAAATTACTATAATCTATAAAGATATCACCTTTCTCTACATCTTCCATAAATCTGGTTCTTGAATAATTTGCATAACTTAATCCATGTTGTCTTAAGTATTTATCATATTCTTTATTAAAGTCAACAGAGAATAATGATGAATATAAATAAGGATTTAAATGGAATAAGAATTCAAAATATGTAAATGCTGTTCTTCTTATACCAGTCTTTTCTCCAGTAATAGTAAATACTTCACTAACTTCTGTAGAATAGAATAAAGCATCATAAAGAGTTTTCATTAATTCATAATCTCTTCTCTTATCAATAATCTTTGTAAGATAATAATTAATAAGAGTTTTTAAATCTTTTATATTACGATAAATATCATTAATTGCTTTTACCTTATCAGAAGCAGTAGAAGTATCTTGCTCTATGATATTGATATAATTAACAAATTTATCATAATCAGCTGGGTCTAATATCTTTTTAACTCTTTCAATCTTCTTAACAGTATCTGGGTCAGTTGGTTTAAGATAATCAAAATTGAATTGGAAAGTATCTGGTAATAAACCATCTTTAGGAGACTTCATAAAGTTAATTAACTGGTTCTTTAAATTCTCACTATCTGCATTTTTATCTCTAGCAGATGGATTAAAGAAATAATTAAAATTAAACTTAAGAGTATCTAAGTTATAATCATACTGCTCATGATTTCTAACATAATCTAATACTGATATAACTTGAGTAGGAGTTGATATTATTTCTCCATATAATTTATGCTTACAAGCAGTAAGACATAATAAAGTTACTATTATATCAAAAATAGGAATAGGAGTTTCTCCTGTTATCTTTGGTAATTTTATAGTAACATCAGTTAAGTCATTTCTTTTCTGTAGAAGTAATTTAAGCATTATTATATTCTCATACATGATATCTGTCATCTTATAAGAAACACCCATACCTAAATATTTACTCTCTACAAAGTTATATGTGTTTTCCCATATTCTTCTTTCAAGATTCTGGTCTTCAATCCAGAATGGGTCATTTTTAACTACATCATTATATTCTACATGGTTAGCCTGTTTATCAAAAGTCAATAAGAAGTTATCATCCATTACTTCAAACTTCTGGAAGTATAACTTATACATTGCTTTATAATCAGGTATCTTTTCAACTTCACCAGTATCTGTATTAAATCTAGTAGTCCATTTTACTATTGGTACACCATAAATATCAAATAATCTTTCTTTAGCTAAGAAATACTTATATACTTTGATATTTGAAAATCCTAATAAGTTAGATATATTATAAATAACTTTATCAGTAGCTTTATTCTGTATTAACATATTTAAATTTCTTAATAAGTTATTTTGTGTATCTTCATCTATATTAAGATTGTATGGTACATTATATGCTTCATAAAGCATTTTAACTGCATATATATCAAAGAAGTTTCTATTGATGTAAGAAGATAACTGTTGAGCATTTATCTGTTGTAATGTCATAACCATTATCATCATTGCTATTACATTATCATACTTATTAAAAAAACTTCTGTATTGATATACATAGATTACATTTATAAAATATTCTCTACATTGCTCATATATTCTGATAAATTCATCTATAAGAACATCTTTTACTGATGATTCTTTTAATTGGATTATTTGGAAGTTCTTAGCACTTCTAGCAATATCAATAGATATTCTATTAGAACCTATAAACTTTAAATACTTCTTTTTAGGATTCTTTTTATACAATTCATCTATATATCCATAACCCTCTATAATAGAAATATAATAATCTCCTTGCCCAGAACTTACAGAATTATAATAATCTTGAATACGGTGAATAGGAATATCTGCCCTTAGATTATAATTAAGAATTATATCTTCTGGGGGATATAAGAAATTCTTATCTCCTATATCAGGATATCCATTCAGCATTCTATAATAATTATTTTTTTCCTCATAATTCTTTATAATAGAATTTCTTCTCATCTCCAATAAAGGAGTTCTGAATTCTTGTGGTATTTTATTAGTTTCACCTCTTAAAGCACTATGGATAATACTATCTAAGAAAATTCCAACTTCTCTCATTTCATACTCAGTATAATCTAAATATGTTTCAAATGTATCTCTTTTATGTAAAGCATCTAAATATTCATCTGCTTTCATTTTAGATTCAAAAGTTTCATTATCTTCAGCAGTACCAGTGTACTTAATGGTGATATGCTTTAATAACACATTGAAGGATTTGTACAGATTTGTCAACGGATTGACATTATTCGTACTATTGTAATTTTTCATACTATAATCCTTTCGTTTAGTTTAAAATCTTATTTTATTGTGTGAAGACAATAAAATTAAGCAGAAATAGAAGTAAAGGACGGTGAATAAACGATATGCCAAAAAATCTCCCAGATATTATTTATGATAAAAATAATATCACACCTATATTAGACTCTACTAATTCTTATTATAATATCCCTATGTATAAAGATATTGATTATTTATCTAACTATGAGAATTATGTAGCCTTTGTAAAAGGTATAGAGAAAATGGTAAGAAATGATGATAGGTATAAGAAGTATATTAATTATCTAAAGAAAAAAGTAAAACTTGATAAGTGTCAAGTATTAAAAAATGTAACTGATGAAGATGCTACTATAGAGATGCATCATGGACCTATATTTACTTTATTTGATATATGTGCTATTGTATTAGAATATTTCCTAATAAAGAAATGGAAGATATCTACCTTTAGAGTTGCTAATGTAGTATTGATGGAACACCAACAAAATAGAATAGGAGTTGTAATGGTATCATCTACTATTCATGAAGCAATTCATAATGGAGAGATATTTATTAATTATCATCAAGCTTGGGGTGATATAGCAGGATTTGTTAATAAGTATAATATTGCAATGAGTGATGAATATAAAGAGCAGTTAAATAAATATATAGATAGGTCATTATTATATGATAGTACAGATTTCTCTGTATTAGATTTGAATAAAGAATTGAAAAAATAAAAAGGAGGGGACTATGGCTATAAACCATAGTCCACTGAAATAAATAATGAAAAACTTGTCAAAAAGATTCATATATTATTGTTACTTTCTGATAGTAGTCGGTTTTTAAAGTGTTTGGGTGTGATATTACGACTACCACCATTACATACATGTAGTATGAAATATATTTTTATTCAAACTTATCTAAATAATCAGGACCATCAAAGTAATATGGTCTTGGAATAAACCATTCTCTGATAAAGTGTAGAACTTTATGCTTCTTATAAAAATTCTTCCAATATCTTCTCTTTTCAAGATAATATAAATCGTCCTCATCTAATTCCTCGATAGTTTGAGGAATCTTTGGAACATAATTCTTCATAGCTTCAAATTCAGCTTCTTTTCTCTTCTTCTTTTCTTCTAGTGATATTTTATCTTCACTATCGTCTTCATTATCTCTCAGATAATTTAAATCTGGGAATACATAATCTGGCACCATATCTCTATAGGTACTTGACATCTGAAATAAATCTCTATCAAACATATCTTCATGCATAAATAATGTGTCCTTTCTTTATTTAAAATACTTATTTATTTACATTACTAAGCTGTACAAAATAAAATTTAATTTTATAAACCATTTATTTCATTAAAGAAATCTAATGGTATATCATAAGAATCATCATCATCTACGAAATCAGAACTTCTCAAAATAGAGTTATCTATTAATTTACTCTGATGTAATTTATACGTATCTTGTTGGGCTTGCTTAATAGCTTCAGCCATCATACTATCCCAATTCAAAATATCTTCAGACGCTTTTTCTTTTTCTTTTCTCTCTTTTAACTCATCTACTAAGACTTTATCTACAAGATTGTAAGTTTCTGGTTCAGGAACATACAAACCAGAATTATCAAGGTCTTCGTCTCTAGCGGCTTTACTGATTCCAAATGCTAGTAAGTTATTACCGTGGTAATATACATACAAAGCTATCAAATATGACATAATGGAATCATCATGGACATTTTATCTATCACATCTCTGTGTAGCCAGACTATATCTTCATTATATATTCTATTACCAAATATATAATGCCTCCCGTTTCCATATATTACTATATGTACTCTACTCGCTTCTTCATATAGATATTTCTTCTATACTATGCTTTCGATAGTCATTGAACCTTACTCTTACGAGTCTTGGCTGCTGATTGTCTAATCTCTAAGATTGTCACACTTTGGTACTTAGAGCTCTAAAGAGTTCCCAGCAATTAAAGAGGTTTATACAGGTCACCAACATTTAACCTTGTCCCGCTTCGACTTTCCCCGAGGATTTCCTTACCAATCTACTTAAGTCTCTTATTATGTTATGAGTTACAAATTTTTCTTTATACTCTGCAACATGTCTTGCGAGTATAGCCATCATATCTTCTCTTGATTGATTACTTGTATAAACACCATAGTATGATTTCATACTAGCATTCCTTTTAAGTATAGATTCTACTGTCTCATTAGATGTTAATTTATCTTTAACCAAGTCTAATGATTTATCAAAGTATAATCTAGATATCAATTCAGAATGATATAAATGGTCTATTATTCCATCACCTATTGAGTTTCTCTCTATGATTAAAACACATCTAGGAAGTATTTTACATAATTCTTTTATCAATCTTTCATACATAGTTTCTCCTATATATGAAGATTCGAATTCTGCATCTGGTTCTAGAGTAAATGGATTAATAACTGTAATTGCATTATTATCTCCACCAGTACCCGTAGAACAGTCAATACCTACTAGATATGGGGTATGTGGATTAAGCTTCCTATAAATATCAAACTTATAGTAATCTAATAACCATAACTCATCAATAGGTTTCTTTTCAGAACTTACAATATATTCTATATCCTCTTGAGGGAATGGTGAAGAAGATGAACCATGTAGTCTTTGAAGAAGTATCTCTCTTCGTACAACTAAAGGGTTACCAATCTTTGCAGACATCTCTTGTAACCATTTATCAGTTTTACCTAATTGGATATAAGAATACTCTATATAAAAAATCTTATTACAATCAACACCTAAAGCTTCAAAGTATTTATTCACAGCATCTTCATTCATGTCATATACTCGTTCAGTCCATGTGGCTGTCTTGTCAAGTATTAACTGTGCTTCCATACCAGCTTGGGTGTCTAAGTCACCTGGTGTGCATGTAAATATTCGTGCATACATACCATTATTTCGTTTAGCATTTGCTGCCGCAGTCTCATAAGTAGAAACTGAGTTAGAAATGATTGTACCAATATGGTTTGTAAACTCTGGCTCGTCAAAATCAGTTATGTTAATCTATATATCTCTATATAGCTCAGACTATATCTTCATTATATATTCTATTACCAAATATATAATGCCTCCCGTTTCCACTTTCGTGTACTCTACTCATTTATTCTCTTATGTATTTCTCATAAGATATACTTTCGATAGTCGTTGAACCTTACTCTATATAAAATAGAATCTTGGCTGCTGATTGTCCACTTCGGAGTTCCCAGCAATTAAAGAGGTTTTAATAGAACTATTTGACCTAATTCTATTGGAGCCGTCATACCACGGGCTAGTGATAGACCACTCTCATATGATGTTGCTTTTGCTTTAGTAATAATAGAGTTTCCATTTATTGGATTAGAAATCATAGTAGCATTATCTTTACCTTTCTGTAAAGAACCATTTTCATCTACTACAGCATTACCTCTCATATATTCTGGTAATACTCTTATCT